TGTTAATCTTAAAACAAATCTATCAAATGCATCATCTATTACATAAGTACCTACGTTAGTAGTTAAATTCATTTTAGCAGGCTCAACATTAGGTTCATTGTAATTAAAATCTACCATCTTAATTTCACCACCTGTTGGCTTATCATTATCAGGGTCTAACCACATATACAACTCAGTAAATTCAGAAGTACCAAAGAAGTCCCTACTAAATTCTAAATCATAATTTTCTTCTATTGCTTCAATGATTTTAATCAATCGTAACGAAGGTTTTAAATCATTCCATATTAAACCATCACTACCACCATCATAAGCTATATTACCATCACCAGAATCGCCACTATCAGGATTAAAATAACATTGTTTGTTTAATAGTAAATTATATATTATACTTTTATTAAATAAACCAGAATTTAAACCAGTCTTTACATTTGCTGAATTATATTCGTGTTCTAAAGCATCAAATACAGAACCACCTAAAGATGTTAATTCATCCTTTCCTAATATATCTTTTAACGATACTAAATTACCAAAGAAGTTAATTGTGTAACTACTAGGCTTTCCTTTTTTTACATTTACTTTTATTAATCTAAATTTACCTACTTTGAAAACAATACCATCTAAATGTATTTCACCTGATACCTTTTTACGTGCATCAAATGTATTATCAATATTAGCATCGTACCAATGTTTAAATATTCTATTGTTATTTTTACTTGCAGGTACTGTAAAAGTCTTTGTATAATCGCCTGTGTTCTTAGTTATATCAGAAATATCTAAAACAGAAGAATGTACATCAACACTTTCTTCACCTGTTTGGTCTAATTCCTCGTTTTCTATGTATAACTTTGTTACCATTAAATATTATTTACAGTATTGTAACTAGGTTTGAACTTTATTTCGTAATTAATAAGCCTTTCATTTAGTTGTGTTTTATAACTTAATGACTTACTCTCTATATTTAAAGGTACAAAATCACCATTATACATCCATAACCGTTCACTTAATAGCATTTGAGTGAATATCTCGTTCATTTCTTCATCTACAAATCCACTATTTAAAGTTAATCCTTCTCTTGCTTGTACATTATACCTAACAAACTGATGATTTCCTTCACTTGGTTGCCCTCTATCGCTTTCAAACTCTGTACTTGTTACATTTATATTGCTCTTTTGTTCTTTAAAAAATGTAAATACTTGTTCTGCACCTTCTTTATTTATAAAAAATATATCTACAGGCTCGTATTTACACTCATTTTCTAACAATAATGTAACTGTTTGACTGTTATATTCTACTTCAATATATTCATCTGTTGTAGTTTCATCACATTGTACCCAAATATACTGCACTAATGCGTTTGAATCAGTTGTAGTTGGTAGTCCTATTGCTGTATCTATTTCGTTATTAGGATAACTTTTAACTATTGCTAATTGAAAACCTGTATTTTCTTGTATCAAAATAGGCACTACAAATACACCATCTCGATTTACTTTATAATCTTGTACTGGTATTAATATATCATTTGTTATTGTTGTTATATTTTTGCCTTCGTTTCCGTAAGAATAACCTAATGAAATTAAATTTGTACTTTCTAATTGTGCAGCTTCTACTGATGTTGTTGTGTAAACTACTGATGTTTTTACCCATAGATTATTATTACTGTTTATTGATGTTGTGGTAGTTGTTTTCTGTGGCTCAAATTCTATGAAGTCTGATATTAACCTTGCAATGTTTATTTCATCACTTCCAGTTGATGCAGTAGGATTGTTTTTAGTAGTTGTATAATTAGGCTCTGTTGGTGGAGATGCTTTTGCACCATCCCAAATCCAAATAGATAAGGTATATGATACACAAGTCAAACCACTTGAAGGAGATACAAATGGTGTAGTAACGTAATATGGACTGTTTGTTTTTATCATTGTATTGTAAATTCTAGGAAGTCATCTACATCTAATGCGTATGCTTCAATTAATTCATCAGGTAATTCTTTAAATTCTTTATCAAATGGTTTAGTAAAAAAGTTAGTTGTTTCTAATCCTGTATGGAATATACTTGTGCTAATTGCGTGAAGTAATCCTTTTCGCTTTAAAAACTTACCATCTTTTCCTCTTGGTGCTACACCCTTTCTAATTGTCCAACTATTTAATTCTGGAAATATAGGAGGTCTTTTATTTTTATATTTAAACTTGCTATTAGTAACACGTTTCTTTTTCCATTTAGAACCATCTGCTTTAGTACCTCCAACACCCTTAACACCGTAATCAATAAACTCCCAATAATCTTCCATCTCAAAAGTTAAACTAAAACTATTAGGATGCACTTTAACATCGTAATCAATACTGTTATGTAAACGTTTAGAAGCTAATTTATCCTTCTTCCGTAGGTTGTTCTTAGACTTGTTTACAACACTATCGCCAAATAGTTTTAAAGCATCCATTGTTTCATCACCTAGCATACCTTACATAAGTTTAAAGTTGTATTAGGTAATTCAACATCAAACGCCATATTCCATCCATCTAATAGGTTCTTATCGCTAAATGATATTTTAGTAATAGTAGGATTGTCGGATGCAGTTATATTGTTGTTGTTAAAATCCCTATTCATTATACGCCATATTCTATTCAATGCAGCAAATGTATTATTATGATTATCTACTTCATTATCTTGCTCCCAAAACTTATCATTTACAACTTCTTTATTTATATCTCGTATATCTAAACATTGTAACTCTACTTGAAACGTAACAGTACCATTGTTTAAACTTCCAGTAAGTATATCAATATTAAATAAAGGAAATATATTAGCCTTGTTTAAATCAATATCTTCACCTTTTGTAATAGTATTGATATAACTATCTTGTTCTGCTAATTGTTTTAAATAACTAAGTAATTCGCTGTATTGATTCATAATCTTGTAACTGTACCTTTTTTTCTTAAATCACTTTCTAACTTCTGTTTATCTATCTTATGTGCTAGAAACAAATGCATTTCGTGAACACTCTTTTTTAATACCTCATCAATCTTTAAAAACTCACCACCAGCTAATTCACTGAGTGTAGGAAACCATCCCCATTTTTTAAAGTAATCTGCTGCACCATTTCCTTCTGTAGTTCCTGTGCTGTAGATTTCCGGATATGTTTTTGTAATTCCTTCGCTAAACTCGAAAAAAAAACCAACGCACCATTTACTAAATTCATTGGCATCCGTTTCATTATCTCTGCATATTTCTTTGTGCCTTCATAACTCATCAACTCATAGTTTCCTAAAGCATCTTTATTTGTTATTGGTCTAAATAGTATTGCCATTAACTTATGAAAGTTCTCAACCTCTACACCATAACTTTTTAAATCAACAAATTCTGCTGTACTCATTTCATCCAGGTTGTTATGGAAACCAAACTCAACATCACCAATCTTAAAACGATGTTCAAACTTTGGCTCTTTATTCATTGCTTCAACAATAGTTTTTAAAATATCCTCATAGTCTTTATGTGGTATTAAACCAACCTCACGGTGTTTCAACTCTGTAAATATTTCTATTACTCTTTTATTGTAACCTAATTCATCAAGGTCCTCACGTTTGTTTAGTACATCAAACCTTTGAAACTGTCCTAATGTTATTTCACCAATATGTTCTGGTAATGTTATCTTTTTAATCATATAATAATAATAATTTTATAGTGTTATTGTTATATCAAAATAATTTTGTATATTTGAATATTATTAACCGATTGATTTGATAGATTTGTTAATATGTGTCTATGCTGAGGGTATTCCTTAAACGTAATTGAAAATCAATTATATCAGTTTAAAAAAGGTTGTAGGTAGATCGTCACGCTTACAGCCTTTTTTATCTTATCTCTATTCCTGTACTTCTTCCTAATTGATACGTTACATTATAGCGTACTGCATCAATGATATGATTAAAAGCATCTACATATAATTTACTACCTTTATCAGCAAACACATAGTTGTTTAATTCCTTACCGATATTATTACCATCTACTATTAATTGAAAGTCTTGTAGTAATGCTATACCTAAACTTATAGAACCTGCACCCTTTTCTGCTGCTGATACATTATTACCCATTGCATTTAGTTCGTTAATCAATCTAGGTTCTGCCGAATCTGCTACTATTAATTTGTTACCACATATCTTTTTATTGATGTGTGCTATTTCTGTTGTAGTTAATTTAGGTTTATAAAGATGTTCTTTTAAATAGATAATCTTTTTCTTTTTATCTATTGCCACCTCAACAAGTGTAGTTGGGTCAATACTAAAACCATAATCTTGACCGAATGATGTTTGAAGGTTATCTGGATTAAACTCTCCATACTTCCAATTAGTAAATACAACTCCTTCTGCTTTATCTAACCAACCACCAAGAATTACGTGTTGATATTTGATAGGGTTTGATTTCTTTATTCTAGCAACTTCATTTAAGAATGATTGTTCTAAGTGTTTAGTATTATCTAAGTACGTAGTGTGAATATAAGTTACATCTCCTTTAATACCATTAAATGTTTCATCAACACCAGCATCTTCAAAGAAACGTCTATAAATCCAATGTTCTTTAGTTGTAGGATTTAGTATTAGTATTACTCTATTTTGTACTCCTTTTGTTCTTAGTGATAGGTTTATCTTATCAAATATA